AAACAAAAAAACAGTAGAGCATACTTCAAAGAAGATCTATACTTTTGTAGTGCAGATCAAATCTACTTGTATAAAACCGACACAGAATGGAAATCATTTGGAGATCGTTGTTTTATTAAACCATTAAAGAATATAGACCATTTAAAGCTTGATAAAGAACGTAAGCTTATTGGTATATTAAAATATGGTAATGACTCTTTAAAAGAGCTTAAAATCAATCCTGGTGACTTAGTGGGTTATACTCCTTTTGGAGAATACGAATTCATTATAGAAGGCCAGAGATTATATTGTATGAAATCTAATGATATTGTTATTAAATATGAATATAAAGGAAACGAAGAGGAGTATAGTCCAAGCTGGTCACAAAGCGGTGCTTGAATTAATTAAAGTTGCTGAAGAAGCAATATTAAATAATGGAGAGGACGATTTATCAGCAGACAAACTTAAGAACGCGGCGGCTACAAAAAAACTAGCAATATTTGACGCTTTTGAAATTCTAAATAGAATTGAAGAAGAAGAAAGAATGTTAGAAGAAGGCGAAAAAGATCCTAATACTAAAGTGTTTAAAGGCTTCGCGGAAGGGAGATCTAAGTAATGTACGAGCAAACACTATATAAGATATTACCGGATCATATCAAACCTAATATCATAAAGAAAACAAATCGTTATAATAACTGGAAATATGGGTATAATAAAGACCATGACGTGGTTGTTATTAGTAAGACTGGAAAGATTGGTGAAATATATGAAATCCAGGGTTTAAAAATAGCTTTACCTTTAATAGAAGGAGCATATAAAAGATCAGATAAGAAAGAGGAACAATATTGGAAGCAATTAGAAGTTCCTAAAGAGCTGGAAAAAATAAAGAATGTATTTGATTGGAATAAATATCCTGATACATTTAAAGAGAAGTATTACGACTATATAGATGCAGAGTTTAAATATAGAGATGAAGGGTTTTCCTTTTATAGTAATGGTTCTCCAGCATATATAACAGGTACACATTATATGTACTTGCAATGGAGTAAGATTGATGTTGGAGCTCCTGATTTTAGAGAGTCAAATAGATTGTTTTTTATATTTTGGGAAGCTTGTAAGGCGGATCCAAGATGTTATGGAATGTGCTATTTAAAAAATAGACGCTCTGGTTTTTCATTTATGTCCTCGGCTGAATTAGTTAATATAGCTACAATGTCAAGCGATTCTAGATTTGGTATATTATCAAAGACTGGATCCGATGCTAAGACAATGTTTACCGATAAAGTAGTTCCTATATCGCTTAATTATCCTTTTTTCTTTAAGCCTATCCAAGATGGTATGGACAGACCTAAAACAGAGCTTGCTTATAGAGTTCCTGCTTCAAAGTTTACACGAAGAAAATTAGATAATAGCGAAGCTGCAGATGAATTAGCAGGTTTAGATACTACTATTGATTGGAAGAATACTGGAGACAATAGTTATGATGGTGAAAAATTAAAAATATTAGTTCAGGATGAGGCCGCTAAATGGTTAAAACCGGATAATATTCTTAACAACTGGAGGGTTACTAAAACTTGTTTAAGATTAGGTAGTAAGATAGTTGGTAAGTGTATGATGGGTTCAACCTCAAACGCTTTAGATAAAGGTGGATCTAATTATAAAAAGCTTTATTATGACTCAGACGTTACAAAAAGAAACCGCAACGGACAGACTAGCTCAGGATTATATAGTTTGTTCATACCTATGGAATGGTCGTTCGAGGGATTCATTGATACTTATGGCTTACCTGTGTTCGATACTCCAGAAAAACCAATCAAAGGAGTTGACGGAAATGAAATAGATTGTGGTGTAATTGAGCATTGGCAAAATGAGGTTGATGGTTTAAAGTCAGATTCTGATGGATTAAACGAATACTACAGACAATTTCCAAGAACAGAACAACACGCTTTCCGCGACGAAACAAAACAATCATTATTTAATCTTACTAAAATCTATGAGCAAATAGATTATAATGAAGACTTAAGAAACACAAACGTTTTAACCAGAGGTAGTTTCCAATGGGAGAATGGTATACCAGATTCAAAGGTACAATTCTTTCCAAATAAAGATGGCAGGTTTTTAATTACTTGGGTTCCGCCTAAGTATATGCAAAACCGCGTAATAATGAAAGATGGGTACAGATTCCCAGGAAACGAACACTGCGGAGCATTTGGCTGTGATAGTTATGATATATCTGGAACTGTTGACAATAGAGGATCTAATGGTGCTCTTCATGGATTAACAAAGTTTTCTATGGAAGATGTGCCAGCAAATCATTTCTTTTTAGAATATATTGCTAGACCTCAGACAGCTGAAATATTTTTTGAAGAAATATTAATGGCTTGCGTATTTTACGGTATGCCTATATTAGCAGAGAATAACAAAGCAAGACTATTATACCATTTTAAAAGAAGAGGTTATAGAGGGTTCTCAATGAATAGACCTGACAAAGTATGGAATAAGTTATCACCGGCTGAAAAAGAAATAGGGGGTATACCAAACTCAGGACAAGATATTATACAAGCTCACGCTGCGGCAATTGAAACTTATATAGAAAGTTATGTTGGATTTAGTACTGATTCTCATGGAGATATGTATTTTCAAAAAACATTAGAAGATTGGGCAAGATTTAACATAAACGATAGAACAAAGCATGATGCTTCTATTAGCTCCGGATTAGCTATAATGGCATGCAATAAACACATGTATACGCCTACTAGTAGTTTCCAAAAAGATAAAGTTCCTTTAAACTTTAAAAGATATAACAATAACGGTGATAGTTCAAAAATAATATAATAGATGATTTATACTAATAGTAATAGTTCTTTTCCAAGCCAGGTGGTACCTGATGAAGAAAAACAAAGTTATGAATACGGTAGAGCCGTTGCAAGAGCTATAGAGAACGAATGGTTTAGAGGAGATAGAGTTGGAAATGGAGTTGGTAATCGTTGGGGCTCTAACTGGCAAAACTTTCACAGACTTAGATTATATGCAAGAGGAGAACAACCTGTACAAAAATATAAAGATGAATTATCTATAAATGGTGATTTATCATATCTTAATTTAGATTGGAAACCTATTCCGGTTATACCTAAATTTGTAGATATTGTAGTTAATGGTATATCTAATAAAGCGTGGGAAATTAAAGCTAATGCTCAAGATCCAGAAGCCACAAAAGCTAAAACTAGATATGCGGAAAGTATCTTAAGAGATATGATGGCTAAAGATTTATTGAATGATATTCAAGCAAAATTAGGGGCTAATTTATATAACACGGTAGACCCATCAAATCTACCTGAAACAAAAGAAGAACTTGAAATTCATTTGCAATTAACATATAAACAAGCTGTAGAGATTGCAGAAGAAGAAGTAATAAATCAAATACTTGACCGTAATAGATATACTTTAATTAATAGAAGATTAAACTATGATCTTACAGTATTAGGTATTGCAGCGGCAAAAACAAACTGGAACGCGGCAAATGGTGTAACAATTGAATATGTAGATCCTGCAAACTTAGTTTATTCTTATACAGAGGATCCAAACTTTGAAGACATATATTATGTTGGAGAAGTAAAATCAATTAGCTTAGAGGAGCTTAAAAAGCAATTTCCTCATTTAAGTGAAGCGGATTTAAAAGAAATAGAAAAGTATCCTGGTGATGTCAATTACACTCGTAATTATTATGGCCAAGATCAAAATGATAATACGGTACAAGTGCTTTACTTTGAATATAAAACATATTCAAATCAAGTATTTAAAATTAAACAAACAGAGCAGGGATTAGAAAAAGCATTAGAAAAACCTGATACTTTTAATCCGCCTGAAAGCGATAACTTTAATAGAGTATCAAGAAGCATCGATGTATTATATTCAGGCGCAAAAATTTTAGGATTTGAAAAGATGCTAGAATGGAAACTTGCTGAAAATATGACAAGGCCATTTGCTGATACTACTAAAGTCGAAATGAATTATACTATTTGTGCACCTAGAATGTACAAAGGAAGAATTGAATCTATTGTAAGTCGTGTAACTACGTTTGCCGATATGATCCAATTAACGCATTTAAAACTACAGCAAGTATTATCTAGAATGGTTCCTGACGGGGTATTTGTAGACGTTGATGGACTAGCAGAAGTTGATTTAGGTAATGGTACAAATTACAATGCAGCTGAAGCTTTAAATATGTATTTCCAAACAGGTAGTATTGTTGGTAGATCACAAACACAAGACGGAGGTCAAAACCCTGGCAAAGTACCTATTCAAGAATTACAAACATCTTCTGGTAACGCAAAAATTTCTTCATTAATAAGTACATATCAATATTACTTACAAATGATCAGAGATGTTACCGGTCTTAATGAAGCAAAAGATGGCAGTATGCCAGACAGAGATGCTTTAGTAGGTTTACAGAAAATGGCTGCGGCAAATTCAAATACAGCAGTTAGACATATATTACAATCAAGTTTATTTTTAACATTAAGGATATGTGAAAACGTTTCGCTTAGGATTAACGACTCATTAAATTATCCATTAACAAAACAATCTCTTATTGAAAGCATATCTATATCTAATGTAGAGACTTTAAAAGAACTTGAAAATTTAAACTTACATGATTTTGGTATCTATTTAGAGTTAGAGCCAGAAGAAGAAGACAAGGCGCAATTAGAACAAAATATTCAAATTGCTTTACAGTCTGGCGGTATTGATTTAGAAGATGCAATTGATTTAAGGCAAATTAAAAATCTTAAGTTAGCTAATCAATCTTTAAAATACAGGAGAAAGAAAAAACTAGAAAGGGACCAAGCAAACCAACAAGCAAATATACAAGCACAAGCACAGGCAAATGCCCAAGCCTCAGAAGCCGCTGCAATGGCAGAGGTTCAAAAGCAACAGGCGTTAGCTCAAACAGAAATACAAGTATTGCAATCTAAATCTCAATTTGAGATACAAAGAATGCAACAAGAGTTGTTAATTAAGAAACAATTAATGGCAGAACAGTTTGGCTATGATTTACAGTTAGCCCAGGCTGGTATACAAACAAAACAACAATTACAAGCAGAAGCAGAAGACCGAAAAGATAAAAGAACAAAAATACAAGCCACACAACAATCAGAATTAATAGATCAAAGAAAGAATAATGCAATGCCAAAAGACTTTGAATCGCAAGATGATTTAGGTGGAATGTTTGGTATGTAAGAATACTTATTAACTAATTTTATATTATTATATCATGTCAGAAAACGTAAAACAAGAAGGAGAGTTTAAACTTCCAAAAAGGAAAGCTCCAATGAAAAAGTTAGATAAACCTAACGAAATTTCAAGAGTAGATTTATCAACTAAAAAAGAAGATGAAGAAATTACTCAAGAACTAAATACAAATGAAGTTGTAGCAGTAAACGAAGTAACTAAAGCAGAATTGCAAGAAGTAATTCAACCGGACGTTATTATAATGCAAGAGGTAACTGATGAAGAAGTAGCAAATGCTTCACAAACATTAGTTGATGAAGCCAACGAGGCTATTGCCCATACAGAAAATACTGGTAAACCGTTACCCGAAAATATTAATAAACTTGTATCCTTTATGGAGGAAACAGGCGGGACAGTTGAAGATTATGTAAGATTAAATCATGATTACTCTTCTGTTAATAATGAAGCATTAATAAAAGAATACTATAGAAAGTCAAAACCACATTTAGATGCTGAAGAGATTGATTTCTTAATGGAGGATGAATTTAGTTATGACGAAGACGAAGATGATGAACGAGACATCAGAAAGAAAAAACTCGCATTCAAAGAAGAAGTTGCAAAAGCTAGAAACTTTTTAGAAGATCTTAAAGGAAAATACTACGATGAAATCAAGTTGAAGCCATCGGTATCCAAAGAACAACAAAAAGCGGTAGACTTTTTTAACCGATACAACGAAGAACAACAAAGCGTAGAAACACAGCATTCAAAGTTCAAGAATGATACTAAAGGTTTCTTTTCTCAAGAATTCAAAGGTTTTGATTTTAAATTGGGAGAGAAAAATTTTAGATATGGAATTCAGAACACAGAAGCTGTAGCCGATAAACAATCAAATATAACAAACCTAATCAAGAAGTTCTTGAATGAAAAAGGTGATGTAGTAGATTTGAAAGGGTATCATAAAGCTATGTATGCCGCAGAAAATGCAGACACAATTGCAAATCATTTTTATGAGCAAGGTAAAGCCGACGCTATTAAAGAAGTAGTTGCAAAATCTAACAACATTACTACAACTCCAAGACAAACGTCAACGGGTGAAATATTTGTTAATGGATTTAAAGTTAAAGCAATTAACGGTGTTGATTCTTCAAAACTGAAAATTAAAAAATTTAACAATTAAAAATTAAACAATTATGGCAAATGTTACGCCTACGTTTGGAAGTATAGTTCCTTCTCAGAAGCAACAAGCTTTAAACACAAACTATTTGAATTTCACGGATCCAACTAATCCTGATTTTTCATCTTTCGCACAGCAATACTTACCTGAAATCTACGAAGCTGAAGTAGAGCGTTATGGAAACAGAACTCTTTCTGGATTCTTACGTATGGTTGGGGCAGAGATGCCAATGAGTTCAGATCAAGTTATTTGGTCAGAACAAAATAGATTACACGTTGCTTACGACGATGTTGAGATTAAAGATGGTAACACTATTGAAATCCCAGTTGACCTTACTCCTGCAGATCCTGCAGATTACATAGCTAACGTATTATCTATCAATCAAACAATTGTTATTCTCAATCCTACTACAGGTGTTGAATTAAAAGCAATTGTAACTAGCAAGCCAACTCCAGGTAGTGGACTTGTAGATGTAGCTTCTTATACTACTGCTGCTTTAACACCAACATTTACTGCTGGTGATTTAGTTAAAATCTTTGTATTTGGTTCTGAGTATGCTAAAGGTTCAACATTAGCAAATGATGACTACCAAAGCATTACGCCTTCTTTCACTCAATATTCTAACTCTCCAATCATTATCCGTAACAAATATGTTGTTAATGGATCTGATACTGCGCAAGTAGGATGGGTAGAAATTGCTACTGAAGATGGAGCTGGTGGATTTTACTGGTATTTAAAAGCAGAATCTGAAACAAGATTGCGTTTTGAAGACTATTTAGAAATGTCTGTTGTTGAAGGCGAATTAGCTACTGCTACTTCTGCTGCTAAAGCCGCTGGAGCAAAAGGTACTCAAGGTTTATTCTCTGCTATTAACGAAAGAGGTAATGTATTGAACAACTTTACT